GATTCTCAAAGAACAAGTTCTTACATTTCACCTTATTCTTACTTTGGAGATGGAATTTAATGGCATTTTCTAGAGGTAAAAGATCTTTAGCAATTTCTGATAGATCAGGAATGCAATTTCCATATGTGGAAATGAAAAGAGAATGGAATGGTTCTTTTGTACATTTCAGTGAATATGAACCAAAACAACCTCAATTAGATCCAAGACATCATAAAGCAGATCCTCAAGGATTAAAAAATGCTAGATCCGATACTGTTCCAGGCGGTGGATGTTTAGTACAATTAGATTTACAATTTTGGCCAGGACAATATCTTTCAATTGGTATGCAACCTGGAATAAGTGGAGATAGAATTAATGCAGCTAGACAAGCATACTCTAGTGTTGGAGACGTAACTATAGATATAACATGACATACGCAGAATTATTACAAAATATTAGAAATTATACAGAAGTAGATTCATCAGTTTTAACTGATGGAGTTTGTGATACATTTATTAAAAATTCAGAGTATAAAATATTTAGAGAAACCGATGCTGATTATTCAAGAGAATATGCTACATCAAGTTTTAATTCTGGAAACAAATATTTATTATTACCAGACGACAATACCGATGAAGGATCAACAACTACTAGAAGAGCCTTTATAGTAAGATCTGTAGTTGTAACTAATACTTCTTCTGCTCAAATATCTTTAGAACCTAGAGATGATACATTTATTACTGAATATAATAGTTCAGGAACAAGTGGTTTTCCTAAGTATTATTCAATGTATAAAGAAAATGCTATTCAAGTAGCCCCTATACCGAATAGTAGTTATGCAGTTACACTAGATTATGTATATACACCTGATAATTTAAGTTCAACAAATACGACTACTTATATTAGTCAAAACGCACCAGAACTATTGTTATATGCCTGTTTAGTAGAAGCTTTTGCTTATCTAAAAGGACCGATGGATATGTACAAACTATATCAAGACAAGTATAATACAGCATTACAAGGATTTGCGTTAGAACAAACAGGTAGAAGACGCAGAGACGAGTTTCAAGATGGTGCATTACGAATTAAAATTAATTCACCGTCACCATAATAACTATAAGGAGTAAAAAATATGACATTAAATATAAACCAAGCAGTTTGTAATAGTTTTAAATCAGAACTATTAGGAGCTGTACACGATTTTGATTCTGGCTCAGGACAAGTTTTTAAATTAGCACTTTATCAATCAAACGCAGTATTAAACGCTACTACAACAGCATATTCAGCAAGTAATGAAGTTCCAAATAGCGGACAATATGTTGCTGGAGGGGGAGTATTAACTTCTCAACAAGTATCATTAGATGGTTCAGTAGGTATAGTAGATTTTGCAGATTTATCTTTTACAGGAGTTACATTAAGTGCACTCGGTGCATTAATATATAATACATCAGCAAGTAGTAAATCTGTTTGTGTATTAGATTTTGGTGCTGTTAAAACTGCAACATCAGGAACATTTACAATCGTATTTCCAGCATTTACATCAGCAGCAGCTATATTAAGAATCGCATAATTTTAGGAGGGCCAGGTGGCAGATATTACAATAAACGTAACGTCACCTGGTTTACCAAATGTATTTTACATGACGGGAGAAAACTGTCATGGCTAATACATGGGGTGAAGCTATATGGGGAAATGGTAAATGGGGTCTACAAGGAGACGTAGACGTAAATGTATCGACTCCTGGAACTTCCACTACATGGGGAAGTAATTCTTGGGGATCTAATTCATGGTCAACTATTGATGGGATTTCTTCGTCTATTGGTAGTAATGTAATTATTAATCTTAGTCAACAAATCTATGTAACTGGAGTTCAGTTAAATACTACAGCTCAATCTATAGCTTCATTTACAGCTTGGGGTCAAGATACATGGGGATCTAGTACATGGGCAGGAGATCCAGGATATCAAATTACTGGTGATAGTAATTTAATTTTAAATACAAATTTATTAAACTTAACTACAGGTATAGCCATAGGAGAAGCTGTCATTGAAGTTGAAGTTACATCTCCTGGTAATTTACCATGGGGTACTGAATCGTGGGGTTACGGTTCGTGGGGCAATATTGGTGGAATGGATATCTCTATTGGAGCAGATACTGTTATTACACCATCAATTGAAGTTGATATTATAGGAAATCAATTAAATACAACTACTGGAACTTTATCACTTACAGGAGATTCTAGTCTTGATTTAATTGGAATAAGTTCTATCATAAATACTGGAATAATAAGTGCTGAAATAAATATTGACGTACTTATTACAGGTCAATCTATAACAACTGTAGTAGCATCATCTTCTATTACAGCTGATGCTAATATAGATGTAAACGGAAATTCATTAATAATATCTTTGGGTGATGCAGAAGTTCATATAGCTTTCACTATAGATGTTACAGGAAACATATTAAATTCTACAGTTAATTCAATAGAAGTAGATCTTAATACGCCAGTAAATGTATCTAATGTTTCTCTCAATACTGCAGTAGCTACAGTAGGAATAACAATTAATCAAGAGATTTATGTAACTGGAATACAAATGACAGCTTCTACTGGATCTATATTTATAAGTGCTTGGGCCGTGGTAGATATAGGCATTTCTAATAGCTGGACAGTAGTAAATACAAGTACAACTAATACTTGGGCAGTTGTTGACATAGCCGCCTAATCAAACTAAAATTAGCTATTATACATAATATTTAAAAGGAATTCATATGGCATCTAGTTATTCTACAGACCTAAAACTTGAGTTAATGGTAACAGGGGAAAACTCTGGAACTTGGGGAGATAAAACTAATACAAATTTAAATTTATTACAACAAGCTATTACTGGGTATCAAGCAATTACCCTTACTTCTAATAATACAACTTTAGCAATGACTGATGCTACAATATCAGATGCTAGAAACGCTGTTATTAAATTTACAGGAACTTTAGGAGCTAACAGTACTGTTTTCGTAGCTTCAGGAATTGAAAAAACATATACTATAGAAAATGGAACAACAGGTGTATATACACTTGCTCTAAACCAAGTTGGTGGTGCTTCTGTTATTTGGGCAACTACTGATAAATCTGTTAAACAAATTTATTTAAATGGAACAGATGCAGTTGATACTGGTTTAGTAAGTGCAACAGGTGTTGCTACGCTAACTAATAAAACTTTAACTTCACCTACAATTAATACAGCAACATTAACAGCTCCTATTATTAATGAGATTGATGATAATGCTGGAAATGAATTTATTATATTTTCAAAAGTAACAACAGCAGTTAATGATATAACAATTACTAATGCTGCAACTGGTACTAATCCAAATTTTACAGCTTCTGGTACTGATAATAATGTTGGTATAAATTTTACACCAAAAGGAACTGGTGCAGTTACATTTAATGGCACTGGAAAAATTCAACAAGTTTTAGAAAAAACTACCACAACTGCTGTAGCACTTACAGGAACAGCAAACTATGATTTATTAACTCAAGCTGTTTTATATTATACAACAGCAGCAACAGGAAATTTTACAGTTAATCTTAGAGGAAGTTCTGCAACAGCCTTAAATTCAATATTATCTATCGGGGATGCTGCAACAGCTGCGTTTTTAACAACTCAAGGAGCAACAGCCTATTACACAACTTTTGTAACTATTGATGGTACTTCAACAAATGTATCAACTATATGGCAAGGTGGATCAGCACCGACAGCTGGTAATGTCAGTGGCATAGATGTTTATTCTTTCACAGCAGTCAAAACAGCTGCATCAACTTATACAGTTTTAGCATCGCAAACTCAATTTAAATAAGGAGAAGAAAGAATGCCTTTACAATCAACACGTGGAGCAGCATCAGCAAAAGGATTTGGGTTTACAGGTGGGCCTGGAGCAAAATTTATTATAGCAAGTGGTGGAACAGAAACAACAGATGGTGATTTTAAAATCCATACATTTACAGGAGATGGAACATTTACTGTTTCAGCAGTTGGAAATGACAAAGGTTCATCAACTGTTGATTATTTAGTTGTAGCAGGAGGAGGATCTGGTGGTGGAGATGGAGGGGGAGCAGGTGGTGCAGGTGGATTTAAACAATCTTTTCCAAACCCAGGATCAGGAGGTCTTCCAGTATCACAAACATCTTACCCAATTACGATAGGTGCTGGTGCACCAAGTAATGGTGGATCAAGTAATGGAAATCAAGGTAGTAATTCAGTTTTTTCAAGCATAACAGCTACTGGAGGTGGTGCAGGTGGAGGAAGAGGAAGTACAAGTCCAGGAGGTTCTGGAGGTTCTGGAGGTGGAGGAGCTGCTAGAGGTGGTGGATCAGGTCCAGGAACACCAGGAGAAGGAAATCCAGGGGGTGCTGGAGATGGTAGTGTAAATGCATCAACTGATTTAGGAGGAGCTGGTGGAGGAGCATCTGCTTCTGGTGCTAATGCTAGTTCTTTAGCTGGTGGAGGAAATGGAACAGCAACATCAATAACAGGATCTTCAATTTATTACGCTGGCGGTGGAGGAGGAGGAAATAATGGAACAAGATCTAGCCCAGGTACAGGAGGACTTGGAGGTGGAGGAGCAGGTGGAAATAATGCAGGAACTGCAAACTTAGGTGGTGGCGGTGGAGGTGGAACTTTTAATAATGGATCTGGTGGACCAGGTGGTAGTGGAATTATTGTTATAAGATATAAATATAAATAGTGGATATGGCTCATTTTGCAAAATTATCATTAGACAATGAAGTATTAAGTGTTCATGTTGTAAACAATAGCGATTGTTTAAATGAAAACGGTATTGAGGATGAAAATATAGGTATTCAATATTTAACAAAAATTCATGGATGGTCTAAATGGAAAAAAACTTCTTATAATACTATAGAAAATAAATACTATAATCCAGATTCAACTTTAGCTTTAGATCAATCAAAAGCATTTAGAGGAAATTATGCAGGTATGGATAAAATTTATGATGAAGTTAATGATATATTTATTATTAAAAAACCTTTTCCTAGTTGGATTTTAGATTTAAATAATGCCTCATGGAAACCACCTATTGAAAAACCAGTAACATATACAGATGGTGTTAATGATGCTTATTCATGGGATGAAATAAATCAAATTTGGAATAAAATAAATTAATTGACTTTTAATAATTATTGATATATTCATATTTACATAAATATGAATTTAAAGAATTATTATTGGTATTTTACTTCTGTATTAAGTAATAGATTTTGTGATGAAGTTATTAAATATGCTTTAATGCATAAAGATAAACTTGCAGTAACAGGGGATTTTAAAAATAAAAAAGTCGAAGAATTAAATAAAAAAGAACTAAATTTATTAAAGAGTAAAAGAAATTCTGATATTGTTTGGTTAGATGATAATTGGATATACAAAGAAATTCATCCTTATATTCATATAGCAAATGAAAAAGCTGGTTGGAATTTTCAATGGAATTATTCTGAACCATGTCAGTTTACTAAATACAAAATAAATCAATATTATAATTGGCATTGTGATAGTTGGGACGAACCTTATAGTGACATAAATAATAAAAATACATATAAAAAAATAAGAAAATTATCAGTAACTTGCCAATTATCTGATGGTTCAGAATATAAAGGAGGAGAATTAGAGTTTGATACAAAAGATTATGAACCTGATAAAAGAAAAGAAAAACAATCTGTAATACGTGCAAAAGAAATATTACCGAAAGGATCTATAATTGTTTTTCCATCTTTTGTATGGCATAGAGTAAAACCAGTTACAAAAGGAACTAGATATTCATTAGTCATGTGGAATTTAGGAAACACTTATATATAAAATATTATGAAAGTAAATGAAACTATAACTATAGAACAATGGTATCCAAATTTAATTGGATATTGTGATTATTCTGAACATATAAAAATTGAAAAAAATCTTATAAAAGAATGTTTATCTTTAAGTAATAAAATTAAAAAAGGTGGAAAAAATTGGATATCAAATAAAACTTATACTACATTAAATACATATAATATTTTAGAAAATAAAAAATTTAAAAAATTAAATGAATGGATTTTTAATAAAGTTTTAGAATATTCAAATGTTTTGAAATATAAAGATAAATATAAATGTATGGGTGGATGGTTTAATATATATAAAAAATATGATTATCAAGAATTTCATGATCATGGAATAAATACATTGTCTGCTGTTTATTTTTTAAAAAGTAATCCAGAAAAATCTTCAAAAATACATTTTAAATTTAATGTAAATGATAATTTAATGGAGCCTACGACAGATTCTTCTTTTGGTTTAACTTGTCCAACAGCGTGGTATGCCCCTATTCCTGGAAGATTATTAATATTTAAATCAACTTTAAGACATTGTGTAGAAAGACACGAAGATGACGATTTAAGAATATCTTTGGCTTATAATTTTAATAAAATATTATGAATTTTAAAAAAAATAAATACATAGTTATTAAAAAAGCAATAAATAAAGAAGTTGCCCAACTTTGTTATAATTATTTATTAATAAAAAGACAAGTTGCAAAAACTTTATTTGAAAGTAAATATATTTCTCCATTTGAAACGATGTTTGGAGTTTGGAATGATGCACAGGTTCCTAATACTTATTCTCATTACTCTGATATTTTAATGGAAACTTTATTATTAAAAGTAAAACCTATTTTAGAAAAAAATACAAATACTAACTTAATTGAAACATACTCATATGCTCGTATATATAAAAAAGGAGATGTTTTAAATAAACATAAAGATAGATTTAGTTGTGAGATATCTACAACATTAAATTTAGGTGGAGATAAGTGGCCTATTTATTTAAAAGATATTTTTAAAAAAAATGTTAAAATAATATTAAATCCTGGTGATATGTTAATTTATAAAGGAAATGAATTAGAACATTGGAGAGATGAATTTTTAGGAGAAGATTGTTGCCAAGTATTTTTGCATTATAATAATTCAAATACAAAAGAATCTAAAAATAATATTTTTGATGGCAGGAGACATTTAGGACTGCCAGTTTGGTTTAAAAAATGAATTCTAATATTTTACAGTTATTTTCAGAAACTATTGGAATATATAATTTAAATATAGATAGTAACAAAATAATTAATTATTTAAATAAAGTAGATTTTTTTATTACAAATGCTTCCTTAGATAAAGAATCTAATTCAATGATGTCAGAAAGATATGATTTATTTAAGGATATTGAATTAAAAAAATTAAAAAATGAATGTCATAAATGTGTTTCTGATTATGTAAATAATATAATGCAATATGAAATAGATTATCAATTTGTAAATTCTTGGGCAACAAAAGTTTTAAAAAATGGATATTCTCATGCTCATTACCATGCTCATACTTTAATAAGTGGGGTGTATTATCCAGAGGGAGATAATAATTTTAAAATAAAATTTCATAAACAAACAAAAGATTTTTTTTGGAAATTACCTGTTAAAAAATATAACGTATTTAATTCTGAAAATTGGACATTTGATATTAAAAAAAATAACTTAATACTATTTCCTAGTTATTTATTACATGAAATTTGCATAAATAATTCTAATAAGATTAGATATTCTATTGCTTTTAATATAAATCCTAAAGGAAGTATAGGAGATAGAGATTCTAGGGTAAAATTTAATTAAAAATATAGTTTTAATAGTAGACCTCATTTAGGGTTACCTACTTGGTTTAAACGCAGTTAATTAAATGTTATAATAGGCACAAATATGCCATTAAAAAAGATAGCATTAAAACCAGGATTTAATAAACAAGCTACTGCTTCACAAGCTGAGGGAGAATGGATTGACGGAGATAATGTACGTTTTCGTTATGGATCTCCTGAAAAGATAGGTGGTTGGGAACAACTTACATCTAAATTATTAGTAGGAGCGGCTAGAGCTCAATGGTCGTGGACCGATTTAACTGGTAGACGATACGCAGCTGTAGGAACTAATAAATGTCTTTATGTATATGATGGTGATGATATCTATGATATTACTCCACTTGATGCAACTAGAGCTTTAGCTTCTTGCACATATACTTCTACAACAGGATCTAAAACTGTTACAGTTAATAAAGCATCACATGGTTTATTGGTTGGAGAATTAATTAAATTTACAAGTGCCACGACTCCAGGACCTACTACAACTGGATATACATCAGCTAGTTTTACAACAAATATATTTGAAGTTATTACTACACCAACAGTAAATACTTTTACTATTACTATGGCAACAGTTGAAACTGGAACTGGAGTAACTACAGGAGGAACATTAGATTTAACTCCTTATTATTATATTGGTCCTATCACAGCAACATTAGCATATGGATGGGGAGCTGGAACATGGAGTTTATCTACATGGGGAACTCCTAGGACAACATCTAACACAGATGTTGCAGCAGCAAACTGGTCTTTAGATAACTTTGGACAATTATTAATTGCAACAGTTAAAAATGGAAAAACTTTTTCATGGAACCCAAGTGCTGGAACTGGAGTAACTGTTAGAGCTACATTAATTCCAAGTAATCCAACAGCTTCTATTTTGACAATAGTTTCTGATAGAGATAGACATTTATTACATTTAGGAACAGAAACAACTATAGGAGTTCCTTCAACTCAAGATCCAATGTTTATAAGATTTTCTGACCAAGAAAATATTGAAGAATATGAGCCTACTTCTACAAATACGGCAGGTACGTTTAGGTTAGATGATGGTACAACTATTGTAGGTGCTGTAAGAGCAAAAGATTATATTTTAGTTTTAACAGATACGGCAGCATATAGTATTCAATTTGTAGGTACTCCTTATACATTTAGTATTAGAAAAGTAGGATCTAATTGCGGATGTATTGGACAACATTCTATTGTATTCGTTAATGGAGCAGTTTGGTGGATGGGGGATTCTGGTGGATTTAATATGTACGATGGTACAGTTAAAGATGTAGATTCTTTAGTTGAAGATTTTGTATTTACTACTAAAGGTACTGATAATTTAGGAATTAATTTTACAGCTGGAGATATTGTCTATGCTGGATTAAATACATTATTTACGGAAATAAGTTGGTTTTATCCTAAAGCTAGTTCAACACAAGTTGATAGAGTAGCTACCATTAATTATGCTGAAAATATTTGGACAGTAGGTTCGTTGTCTAGAACTACTTGGGAAGATTCTAAGGTATTTAAATTTCCACACGCAACTGAATATGATATTACTGCAATACCAAATGTTCCTACAATTAATGGAGTTAGTGCTGGAGCTTCATATTATTTTGCACAAGATAAAGGTAAGAATGAAATATTAAGGTTAACAACTAATAATACCACTAGTTTAGCAATATCTTCTTATGTTAGATCAGGTGACTTTGATTTAGATGTAGAAGGAGATGGTGAATACTTCTTGTCAGTTAGAAGATTTATACCTGACTTTAAAAATTTAGAAGGAACCGTTGATGTAACATTATATTTAAGATCATATCCAGCTGATACAACTGTAGCTAAAGGTGAAACTTATATTGGTCCATTTACTATTACTACATCTACTGATAAGGTAGATACTCGTGCTAGAGCAAGATTAGCAAGTATTAAAATAGAAAACGACGCAATAGACGATAACTGGAGATACGGAATAT